CAGTGTTGAAGAATCGTATTTTTTCTTGCCAACAGTTATTGATCAAAATGATTATATATTACCAGACGAAGTTATGGAAGTTAGACAAATTTTCCGCAGATCAATAGGGTCAAGAACAGGCGGTGGCGATGGCGGAACATTGTTCGAACCATTCAATATGGCTTACACAAATACCTATTTGCTAAGTTCTTCTAATATGGGCGGTCTTGCTACGTATGCAATGTTTGCAGGATACCAAGAACTAGTAGGACGCATGTTTGGATCATTCATTGAATTTAAATGGAATAGATCTAACAAAAAACTTACAATTCTACAACGATCAAGAGCAGAAGAAGAGTTACTACTATATGTGTATAACTATAGACCCGACTTTGAACTGCTAGACGACTATCTAGCAAGCCAGTGGATTAAAGATTACACACTTGCAAAATGCAAATATATGCTAGGCGAAGCACGTAGTAAATTTGCTACCATTGCAGGACCACAAGGTGGTAGTAGTCTTAATGGTGATGCCCTTAAAGCAGAAGCCGCTGCCGAGTTAGAAAAGTTAGAAAACGATGTAGCAATGGCTGTACCAGGCGGCACAGGATACGGATTCACAATCGGCTAACATAAAGGTTGACACTTTATAAATTATTATGTATAATATATGTAAATTTGTAAGGATTCGTCATGATTATAGGTATTTGTGGATTAATTGGTAGTGGTAAAGGTACCGTTGCTGATATTCTTGTAGAAGAACACAATTTCCAAAAGATTAGTTTCGCAGATAAACTTAAAGATGCTGTATCACTTTTGTTTGATTGGGATAGAGACATGCTTGAAGGCGACACTGCTGAAAGCAGATATTGGCGAGAACAACCGGATAATTTCTGGTCAAAAGAAACTGGCCGCACAATTACACCTAGATTAGTACTACAAGAATTTGGCACAGATTGTATGAGAAATGGATTCTATGACGGAGTTTGGGTTAGTTTTTTTAAAAAAACAGTATTAGATAATCCTAAAACTAATTTTGTAGTACCAGACTGTCGTTTTGAAAACGAAGCAAGTATGATCAAAGAGCTTGGCGGAAATGTTTGGTGTGTAAAACGTGGACCTGATCCTTTATGGTTTAGACAATACATTGATTTAGATATACAACCAACAGACGTACATATGTCAGAATGGGCTTGGGCCAAAGTTCCATTTGATTTTAATATCTATAACGAAGGTACTCTTGACGATCTTAAAAGTCAGGTACAAGGTCGCCTTGCTTCCACCTTACGCCTTGCTTCTGTAGTACCCTCTGACAGTTAGCACATATTGTTTTTAAGTTACTGTGCAACGTGTTAGATAAATCACCATCTATATGGTATACATTAAATTGTTCTTTATGTAGTGATTTGAATCCGCATTTTTCGCATTGCTCTTTTTGACGATATCCGTTCTGATACCATTTAGGAATACCCCATTTTTTCTGTCCGTGATGTAAACAAGTATCACACGATTTCCTATAATAAGTTTTACCGTCTTTTTTATAGTTTACGGCCGCCGGCCTGTATCCACATTTACACAAAGGTCTCATAATACTATTTACCATACCTTTACACCACCTTTTATTCGGTGTTTCTCCATACTTTTTTAATCAAATCATATAAATACTTTTAACAGTTGTTTTATTTTAACAGGAGAACTACAAAATGGCATTAATATCACCAGGTGTACAAGTCAGTGTAATCGATGAAAGTTTTTACACACCAGCAGAACCAGGTACTACTCCAATGTTGTTTGTTGCGTCTAAACAGGACAAAGCAAACGCGGCAGGAACAGGTACAGCAAGAGGTACAACAAAAGCGAACGCAGGCGTTCCATTCTTAATTACCTCACAAAGAGATTTAGCAGATACGTTTGGAGATCCAATCTTTCAAACTGATGCAAACAATAACCCAGTAAACGGTGGGGAACTTAACGAGTATGGTCTACAAGCGGCTTACTCATATTTAGGAGTTTCAAACAGAGCGTTTGTTGTAAGAGCAGATGTTGACTTAGGTGAACTAGAGCCAAGCGCAAGTGCGCCAGCGGCAGCTCCGGCAAACGGAACATATTGGTTTGATACTTCCCTAACAAAGTACGGAATTTTTGAATGGAATTCAAATGCTGTGACTGTTACTGGTGGACAGTCATTTACAAATAAGATTCCATTGGTAATTACTTCTAACACTAATCTAGTTGGCGGATCAAATACAGGACTTCCAAAAGCTAGTGTAGGACAAGTAGGCGACTATGCAGTAGTAACAACAACTACTACTAACAAAGTATACTACAAGAATTCCTCAGGAACATGGGTTAAAGTAGGAACAGCTGATTGGGTTGCAAGTCATCCAACTATTAAGGGAACAGCAACTAACCCAACACTAGTAAATGGTGAAACTATCATTATTAATGGTACAACTACTGCCGTTACTGGCGTAAATGTTACACAAATGGCAGCTGATATTAACGGCGCAGGCATTACTGGCGTAACAGCTGGAGTTGTCGATAGTAAGCTATACATTTACAGTGATGGTAGTTCTATTACTGACGGTGGAAGTGATGTTGACGGAGCAATTGAAATTGCCGCAGGTTCATCAGGTACACTACTAGCAGACTTAGGTTTGACAGCTGGAACATATTACGCACCGCAACTAATTATTGCACCGCACACTAACGTTCCAGGATTTAAATCATCTGATACACAGCCTAGACCAACAGGTTCAGTTTGGTTTAAAATGACTGAAGCTAATTTAGGTGCTCAGATGAAAGTTAAAGTTTATAACTCAACAACTAAACTTTGGGCAGACAAAGCGGCTCCTGTGTATAAAACACACCAGGAAGCACTTTACAATTTAGATAAAACAGGCGGCGGAATTAACCTAGCACTAGGTACAGTTTATGTCCAGTCTCATACTACAGAAGCAGAAAATGAAGAATTAGACTTTACAATTTTTGCTAGATCAACTTCAGGAGCAACAAAGATTGTTTCAAGTCCTGTTACTGCAAGTAGTCTTACAGCAGGAACATACGGCTTTACAATGGCAGAAAGCGATCCAAACAAAGCAGCCATCCAAGGCGGCAAGGCAATTAGCATTACTGTTGCAGGAGCAATTACTGATGCAGATGAAATTGCTGGCGCAATTAATTCAGCAGGATTTGAAAACATTGTAGCAAGCGTAGATGCTTCTAACAGAGTTGTAATTGAACACAACGATGGAGGCGAAATCCGTATTGCAGATACAAATAGCGCACTAGGCGACATTGGCTTTGCGGCTTACAACTATTCAACTAAAGCAGGAACAGCAAACTTGTATGCGGCTCCAGCAGGCGATAGTGTTTATGATTTCCATGCTTCAAATTGGAGAATCCTAACACAAACTGCCGGACCAGATGCACCAACAGCACTAACAACTGATGGAGCATTGTGGTACAATTCAATTGTTGACGAAGTTGACATTATGGTACATAACGGTACCATTTGGAAGGGATATGCAAATGTTTATCCAGATGCTGATCCAACAGGACCAATTGTTTCTGCAACTGAACCTACTCAACAGACAGATGGATCATCTCCATTAGTAACTGGCGATTTATGGATTAGTACAGCAGATTTAGAGAACTATCCACAAGTACACAAGTACAATGCAGATTTACAAAAATGGATTGCATTAGACGAAGGTGATCAAACTACAGAAGATGGTATTTTGTTTGCTGATGCACGTTTTGGTACAAGCGGCGGTACAGCTACAGAAGCACCAAGTGGAACTATTCCTGAACTATTAGTAAGTGATTATCTAGACACAGATGCACCAGATCCTGCATTATATCCAAAAGGTATGTTGCTATGGAATCTACGCAGAAGTGGATTTAATGTTAAGAAATTTGTACGTAATTATGTAGATACTACAGCTAAAAACGTTCGTCAAGGTGATGTAAGTATGGCATTGTACTATCCACATCGTTGGGTAACAGAGTCAGCTAACCAACCAAATGGTGCAGGTAGCTTTGGACGTAAAGCACAGCGTAAAGTTGTTATCCAAGCACTACAAGCAATGGTTAACAGCAACCAAGATATCCGCGATGACGAATCAAGACTATTCAACGTTATGGCAACTCCAGGTTATCCAGAACTAATTGGTGAAATGGTAAGCCTAAATTACGATAGAGGTTTAACAGCATTTATCGTTGGCGATAGTCCAATGAGACTAGCATCCGATGCTACAACACTAAATGACTGGGGTAACAACGTTGCACTAGCAGTTGAAGATAACGATGATGGTGCAGTAAGCAGAGACGAATATTTAGGTATGTTCTATCCTAGCTTGTTTACTAGTGATAATGCTGGTAACAACATTATTGTTCCACCAAGTCACGGTATTATTAGAACACTTGCACTAAGTGATCAAGTTAGCTATCCATGGTTTGCACCAGCAGGTACAAGACGTGGTGGTATTACTAACGCAACAGCCGCAGGATACATTGATGCAGAAGGCGAATTTAAGTCAATTGCACTAAACGAAGGTCAGCGCGATACACTATATTCACTTAATATTAACCCAATTACATTCCTAACAGGAGCAGGACTTGTTAACTACGGTCAAAAGACTCGTGCAAGAAATGCAAGTGCGTTGGATAGAATTAACGTAGCACGTTTAGTAATTTACTTACGTTCACAACTTAAGAAACTTGCTAAGCCATACATTTTTGAGCCTAACGATAAAATCACACGCGATGAAATCAAGGCGCAAGTAGATAGCTTGATGCTAGAGTTAGTATCACAAAGAGCATTGTATGACTTCCTAGTTGTATGTGATGAATCTAACAATACTCCAAGTAGAATTGATAGAAATGAATTGTACGTAGACATTGCTATTGAACCAGTTAAAGCAGTTGAATTTATTTACATTCCGTTAAGACTGAAAAACACTGGTGAAATTTCAGGGCTATAATCGGATAAATAAAAGTAACAGGAGCATATAATGGCAATATCAACACTTTCAAAATTAACAGTACCATTAGATAGTAACGCAAGTGCATCTAATCAGGGACTATTGATGCCCAAATTACAATATCGTTTTAGAGTATCACTAGAAAACTTTGGGGTATCAAGTCCGTCAACCGAACTAACAAAACAAGTTATGGACGTAACAAGACCTAATGTTAGTTTTGAACAAATGACAGTTGACATTTACAACTCAAAAGTATTTTTAGCAGGTAAGCATACTTGGGAACCAATTACACTAAACTTGCGTGAAGATGTATCCAACAATGTACAAAAACTTGTTGGTGAACAACTTCAGAAACAATTTGACTTCTTTGAGCAGTCAAGTGCGGCAAGTGGTGCAGACTACAAGTTTGTTACTAGAATTGAAATTTTAGATGGCGGTAACGGAGCGAACGCGGCAAGCGTACTAGAAACATTTGAATTATACGGATGTTATTTAGAAAGCGCAAACTACAATAGCTTAAATTATGCAACTTCAGAAGTTGTTACTGTTGCCCTTTCTATACGTTACGATAATGCAATCCAATCACCACAAGGTACTGGTATTGGTACAGCAATTGGACGTACAATTAACACTGCTATTACAGGTGGCGGCGCCAGTTAATTTTAAAAAAATAATAAAATTAGGGACTTTATTGTCCCTTTTTTTATGACCGAATTATCTACACACTTAATTAAAAAGGCTAAATATTTGCATGAGTTTCTTAAACGGTTTTTTAGATAATGTAGCATCGGGTGCTTTAAATCCTAAAGGTAATCTTGCGGATTTTGCCCACGCGGCTAGAACGTTTGTTGATGACAATCACAGACTTGCTCCTAAAGTTAAATTTCTTTATCACGTGTCTTTTAGTATTAATCCTCAAGCGGCAGCAATTATACCTCAGTTTGATCAACGACACAAAGACGAAATTTCTTTGTTAGTAAAAACAGCACAATTACCTGGATTTAATATCCAAACAGATGTAAAACATCAGTACAATAGAAAAAAAGTAATACAAAAAAGAATTGATTATACTCCTGTAGGAATTACTTTCCATGACGACAATCTTGGTATTTCTACAGCATTATGGGAAGCATATTATAGGTATTATTATAGAGATGGCAATTATGCAAAAGTTGGACCTGCCGGAGGAGTTGAGCCATTAAACAGACATTATGATAATAGTTCATTATTTAACGAAAAGCAATATAGGTATGGATTTGATAACGATAGTTTAACTCCGTTCTTTAATCACATTACAATCTATCAAATGTCAAGGAAGCGTTATACTGCATTTACATTAGTAAATCCCTTAATAGCATCTTGGACACATGATACAATGGATTACAGTGATCAAGGTACTGGTGTAGAAAGTTCTATGCAGATTGAATATGAAACAGTTCACTACAGTAGAGGTCCTGTTAAAAATGGCCAACCAGCAGGATTTGCTATAAACCATTACGATAAAATGCCAAGTCCTAATAGTTTATCAGGCGGCGGCGCCGCTAGTTTATTGGGAGTAGGAGGCGTACTTGCTGGAGGAATGGGAGTACTTGACGATATTACCGGAGGTAACGTTAGTTTCGGAACTGTACTTAAAGCCGCGAATGCGATTGGAAACGGAAAATCATTAAATGCAAAAGGTATTGGACAAGAACTACTAGGTAGTGCAGTCGGCGCACTTGGACGTAGTCAAGGAATTGACGTAAGTGGAGTAGCAGGTGTTTCATTCCCAAGTGGAGGAATAGGACAACTAGGAACATTAGCAACAGCCGCCGCAGTAAGTTTAGGAGCAAAAGCAACAAGCAGTAGTAATCCATCAGGCGGAATACTTTCAGCGTTTGCAAATAAGACTCGATTACCTAACGCAAAGGCTGGACCAGGAGATGAATACGATGAGTGATACCGGATCAATTAGAGGAAATTTACCTCCTAAGAAGGTAACTGACAGTGCAGATAACACTAAAAAATATTTTAATACATACTATGCTAAACAGCTATCATATCCTGCAAACGAAGTAGATGCAGTAATTGGATTTTTAGAACAAAAAGGGTTTGACCCCGCGGCGGCAGCGTCAACTGGCGCAATACTACTTCAACAAGCAAAACTTGATAACATTAAAGTGTTTGAATTATTAGATACATTATCTGGTTTTGATAAGCTACAGCTAAGTGCTACTGTTGCTCAAGTATTAAATTTTAATAGAGAAAAAACAAGTTCTATTGGATTTAAAACTGATAATCAATATAATTATCTAGAAGCTAGAAACATTTTAGGTTAGTGTTATGGCTAAGTTTGCTCAAGGCAAATATACTCTTAAAAATCCTGAAAAATATGTAGGAGGCAAAACACCAACATATAGAAGTGGATGGGAATTTGCTTTTATGAAATTCTGCGACGAAAATCCTAGCATACAAACTTGGGCAAGTGAAGCGATAAAAATACCTTATCGCAATCCATCTACAGGTAAAGCTACTATATACGTTCCAGACTTTTTTATACAATACAAAACTAAAAAAGGTAAAAATATGGTTGAACTAATCGAAGTTAAACCTGATAATCAAACTATGATGGAAAAGGCAGGAAACAGTAAACATAATCAAGCACATGCAATATTAAATATGGCAAAATGGGAAGCCGCAAGAGCATATTGTAAATCAAAA